CCATTACTTCAGTCACGGTCTTCTCGGACATGGGGCCGGTGATCCGGTCCACTAGTTTCGCCCAGTTCTTGCGCACGCTCTTAGCCATGGTCAGGTGTCCAGTCGGAACGCCGGGGGCTCGTCAAAGAACGACATATCATCTTCGTTCTTGCCAAGTATCTCGCGCCATTCGGGATTGGTCGAGTTCAAGCGGATTTCGTCGAACACTCGCGGGCGCACGTCTTCGGTATGGACCTCCCAGGCTGGCACGACTTCACGCCCCTGGCTGTCGGACAGAACCTTCTGTTCCTTCGGCATGCGCCAGGTGCATTCGATCTCGTAGGGCTCGCCCCACATCACGCCGCCGTTCTCGGTGTCGGTCTCGCCGCGCGGGCGGACAGTCGCGGTGTTGGTGTTCGCCCAGCCGGACGTGGTGTTACTTGCCATAGCACGCCACTCCGATGCGCGCGCCATAGCGCTTCGTCACGTTCGGGTTAACTGGGATTACGTCGCCCAGGCAGTTCGCCGGATCGAACGCGCCGATAACGGATAGCGTGCCTCGCCACATGTCAGCCAGTTGCGGGGTGCTGAACGAACGGCTCGCACCGTTCGGTGCGCTCTGCGAGGTGATGTAACGCGGATAGTTGGCCATGGCCAGTAGGTAGGCCAGGGACAGGGCGAGCATCGCCTGTGCCGCATCGGTATAGCCGTTCGCGGCGAAGCATTCCGCCAGGTCAGGATTGTTCACCAGTTCGACAATCGCGTCGACGACAAACGACGGCAGCGCGGTTATGCCTTGGGCCGTCAGGTACTCATTCAGTTGGTCGGCGGTGATCGCCATGGGCCACCTCGGAAGGGATGGGTGAGATGGGAGGGATTGTACCACCGCTCCGCCATGGCGCCTTATACGTCTATATGTATATTTATACCTATTAAGATTAGAAGTATCTCTACATACCTATAAGACATACAGTTCGGCCCGTGTTTTCAGGCTGTTCGGACGGGTAGACATGAAAAGATTGATGTAGGGACGATGCCTATTGACAGTGCAGAAAGGCGGCCCTATTATGTGCTCATCGAAACGAGCAACGCCCTGGAGGGCAAGACGATGGGGAAATTCTCAATATGGGCGGCTTTGACAGCGGGCTGGTTAATATGCCTTCCGATAGGCCTGCTGTCAGACTGGAAACAGGTAGTCGCGCATTCAGTTGCAGCCGGCTCAGCTCTGTTAATCGCCGCCTTGCGGGGCGTTTAAATATGATCACCGACAAAATGCTAGACGAAGCCCTTGTAGAGGCGCACCGATTCATCAAAGCCGCGAAGGCGCTTCGTGCTAAGCGCAAGGCCGAGCAGGGGCTTAAGATCTGCCGGTCCGCGAAGTGCTATGTTGTAAACCCCGTAGAGGCTAAAGCCTGCGAGGCGTGCGGTTGTCCTGCTTTCTACGCAGAGACGCGCGTCGATACCCGTGAGCACGCAACCTGCAAGCGCGCCTCGCTCGACCTTACCCGCAAACTGGCCGACCTTCGGCAAGGACGTTGATTATGCTCGTACTCACTCGAAAAGCCGGCCAGTCGGTCCGTGTCGGGGAATACCTGGTAACAGTGCTCGGCACCTTCGAGCGTCGCGGTTGCCGCGTGCGGGTCACCGGCCCGGACTTGGACATGACCGAATCCATCTACCCTGGTGCCGGTATCGACTTCGGTGGCGGCACGTTGTGGGGCGGTAAGCGCACACAGCCGGGCCATACGGCCTTGGCGTTCGATTTCCCGCGTGATGTGAGGATCGACCGATGCTGAGCCTTGTATTAGTTGCGGCGCTGTGTGGGGCCGGTGGGTGCGATTATCTGGACGTTACCGGACGGTTTCCCGAGGTGACCGACAACGAGTCGTGCTTTGCGATGGCCATGGCGCTCAACGAACAGAACGCAGTCATGGGTGAGGATCCTCGATTTGCTTGCCTGGAGCCTGCCGCCTTCGTTCGGCTCTCGCACAAACCCGAGCTGTAGAAACGACAAACGGCCGTCATGGGCCGCTAAACAGGAGAAGCGGGAATGAGTGTGCTACGCGAAATTTCGGAAACACTGCAGGCTGAGCGGGGCATGGGCGGCGGGGTTTGTATCTGGCGTAAAGACCGTTCGGAGGACCATTTTTGGCCGGCTACCGTTGGGGAGTTCTTGAGTAACCCGGCCCGACAATCAGGTACTTGGCTAATCGACGGGGGCTGGGGAGGCCCGCCCGGCCCCATTCACGTCAGATGGAACGGCGAATATTGGGAGAACGGTGGTTTCTGTGGCGGGCGGTTTAGCTGAAATGACAAACGGCCCGCAAGGGCCGTTCGTTGTGTTGCGCAGCGGCTGTTACTTCTTGCCGTTGCCGGCCGCCAGTTTCATCGCTTCGGCCTGGGCCGCTTCTACGATCTTTTTCGCTTCGGCCTGGGCGTCTGCGATCAACTGCTTCGCTTCGGCTTCCAGTTCCTTGCGCAGCTCGGCACGGATCGCCTCGAGGTCAACCGCAGGAGCGGCCGAACCGGCGTCAGCCGACACGATGCGGCTCGCATACAGCGGGCTGGCGGCCTTCTCGTCGGTCAGCTTGATCGTCTCGCCGCGTTTCTTGTCGCCGATATCGGCGGTCAAACGGTAGGTTTTCTTTTCCATGTTATGGCGACCCGTAAAATACGCCTTTGCTCTTACCAGCAGCGTCGGCGCGGATTTGAAGGCCGGTGGCGGTCCAGCAAAGAACCTGGAAATCATCCATCGGGGTTTTTCGAACCATCGGGGTGGAGGTCAGTGGCATGCCCACGATCGGCTTGATGTAGCGCGAATCGAGGATCACACCGGCAATCTCGTTGCCGCTGAAGTTCTTGTCGTACACGATGCCCGCGATTTCTGGGTTGTCCAGCACGATCGAAGCGATCGAGCGGGTCGAACCGACCACGCCGGCAATGCGCGACATGTTCTGAATCACTGCGGACGAGGTGTAGAACTTGATCCGGCCGGTAGCGAACTGCAGACGCATCGCTGCGATCACCTGGATAAAGAAGTTGTTGGCCTCTTCCAGGGTCAGGGTCGCCGAGGTCAGATCGACGGCGGTGATGCCGCTACCGCCAACCGACAGGTCAACTGCCAGGGTATTCGGGCTGGTCTTGATGCCGTGGCCGGTATAGCCCTTGTAGACCTTCGCGGTATTGCCGTTGATCATGTAGCTCGCGGACTGGTCCTGGACTTCACGCATCGCGCCGTCTTGATCTTCCAGCAGGCCATCGAAGCCTTCGGAGCGCTCGCCTTCCAGTTCGCGCCAGGTGCGGCCGACTTGGGAGGTGTGCACCAGGACCAGGGTGCCGTCGTAGTCGTAGGTGCCGCGGTCCATCGGCTTCTTGTGCTGGCCGTCGATGGACGACTGAGCAGAGAACTCGCCGTTGGTACGACGGTATTCGCTGACGATCTTGCCGATGTTGACCGAACGGGCCAGCGGGGCCAGGTCGCGCAGCAGCTCGGACTCAGGTGCACGGCCCAAAGTCATGGTCTGAGTGTCGAAGTCACGCCACACGGCTTCCAGGTCCCGCGCCGCGTTAACGGTAAGCGAACCCATGGTCGGGGTGTTGCGGTTGCGCAGCTGGTTGGCGAAAGTGTCTTCGTTCACCGCGAAGTACTCGCGGAGGTCGAGAACGTCTTCCCACTGGCGCGGGAGGCCGGGGTTACCGGCGGCGTTTGCTTGGTCGAAAATGAACGACATTTGACGTTCTCCTTACTTGAACTTGATCGCGATGCGCTGATCGGCGACGGTTGCGCCGGTAACGGCACCATCGGCGTAGCACACTGCGGTGGCGGCGTCGCTGACAACCAGGCGGCCGGTGGCGTTCGGGGTGAGTGGTGCGTCGGCTACGATGGTCTGTGCGGCAGCGGCACGGCCGGTGAACAGGTCACCGCTGTGCGTGTCATACAGGCGCTGAGTGTCGGTAGCGACCGGCACGTCATCAATGCCGCCGTGCAGTTGCTCGCCCCACACGTAGGCAGGCAGGCCAGCTACGGCGCCGGTGCCGTCCAGCTTGACGACACAGCCCGGCAGCCGGGCCGCGGCAGAAGCCAGGATCACTTCGGTGGTCTCGGGGGTGGTGCGGTGAACGCCGCCACGCCATACCTTGTTCGGAACGTAAGCCATGGTCAGCTCTCCTTATTTCGGCATTTCGGCGCGAGCGCGGGGCTTCACGTCGGAACGGTTGACGGACAGTTGACCTTCGGGAACGTCGGTCGCCGGTTTGAATTTCGCGAGGGTGGTGCGCAGGGCGTTCACCGACAGCTCGGCCGCTGCATCGGCGCCGATGTGGGCGGCCACTTCGGTGCGCAGCGCTTCGGTTTCCGCAGCTTCACCCTTACCGACCTGAGCTTCCAGGGCGGTGAGACGGTCGAGCACGGGCGCCAGGGCGCCGCTTACCGCCTCGGCGGCGTTCACTTTAAGGTCAGCGCCAATACCCTCGCGCAGTTCCTTGATTTGTTCTGGCGTCATGTCGACAGCCTCCTGAGTGGTGGTTTGCACGTCGAAGTTTAACGCGCCGCGATTGAAAACGCTATTCGCCAGAATTTGCCACTGGCTTTTGCGCACTGCGGGACGAACGGCCTCGGCCAAATTGGCCACCGCGCCGCTCATTTCGTAGTCGACTGCGACGTATCGATTCGCCGGCGCTGGGCCGTCGGCGCGTTGTTCCAGCTCGAACACGGCGGTCTGATCGGTGAAGTCTGCCAGCCAAACATACAGCTCGGGCCAGCGGGCCACGCCGGCAGCGCGCAGCACCTCGTGTTTTTCCTGCTGGGTCATGCCGGACAGCGTGCCCGCGTCGACGTTAACGAATAGGCCAACGCCTTGATCGATACCCGCCGCCGGTGCCTCACCGATCAGAATCGCGTCGTGGTCAATCGCCAGGTACTCAGCGCGGCCCGTATATGGGAGGCCCTCCGCCACGGGGTGTACTCGCAACCAGACGGCAATGGACGTGCTGATCGGCTCCCCCTTTTCGATGGCGGCCAGGACTTCGGGGCCTCGTTCAGTAGCGTTCGCGAACAGAACGTCGATCCACTTTTCGACATGCACGCGCCCGTCTTCACCTAGCGTCACGTTGCGGTTAAACGCCCCGACGTGGTTGGCGTGGATCGCCACCGGGTCGCCAGCGCTGATCCACTTGCCGCTCGCATCCTTGGGGTGTCCGAGCGGGGCCAGTTTGCCGTCCAACTGGGTGTAGGTCCGCGCTGTTTCCTCAGCGGGATACAGAACACCATTCATCACTATATTCGGCGGCAGCGTTGCGGACGGCACGATAACGTACTCGCGACCGTCGACGGTTTCGCGCCGGATTTTCGAATTGTCGACCGCCGTGAAGGCGTTTACGCGTAGCTCCCGCATTTCGGGGCCTCCTATGGGTTAAACTGCCGCAATCATAACTCAGAATGAGGCGGCACACATGGCAACCCCCGAAGATCGCGCCCGCGCCGGAATGCTGCGCACGATGGGCCTGGACAACAAGCGGCCCGACGCCTGGGCCGAATATGGCTACAAGGAAAAGCTCGGTTTCCAGGACTTCTACAACCTGTATACGCGGCATGGCGTGGCGGCTGGCGTGGTCGATCGGATCGCCGAGAAGGTCTTTCAAACCGCGCCGTGGGTGATCCAGGGTACGAAAGACGACGAGCGATCTACCGAAACGGCGTGGGAAAAGGACTTTGCTACCCTAGCCGAGGACACCGACCTCTGGTGGTATCTGAAAGAAGCATACGGCATGCGCATGGTCGGCGCATGGTCCGGCCTGATCCTCAAGTTCGCCAACGGCAAGGACGGGGAGGCACTGCGCGACCCAGTCAGCGGTACGCCTGTGCTCGAAGACCTGGTGCCCGTATGGCGCGGCCAGCTGCAGCCCGCCGAGCGGGATGCCTTGGGCAACGTGACCATGTGGAACTACACACCGACCGGCTTCGACGCCACCGACCTCGAGAACAGCTCGCCCGTTCAGCTGCACCCTGACCGCCTGTACATCGTCGGTGACTACAAGCGCGGTCGGTCGATGCTTGAGCCTGGCTTTAACGCCTTCGTCGATATGGAGAAGGTAACGGGCGGATCGGGCGAGGGATACCTGAAAAACGCCGCGCGCCAACTGCACATCAACTACGAATCGGACGCCGAGCCGACTAAGCCCGGGCAGCCGGAAGACCAAGTAGCCGAAGAGCTGAACCAGCAGGCCAAGGCGCTGAATACTCGCAGTGATCTGGTGATCGCTACCCAGGGGGCGACGGTCGCCCCGCTCGTCGCCGCCCTGCCAGACCCTGAAAAGCCGTTCACAGTGTCGCTGCAGGTCGCCATGGCCTCGTTCCGCACTGCCGCCCGCCTCGTCGTGGGCAGCCAGACCGGCGAGCGTGCCAGCGTCGAAGATATCCGCGACTTCAACGAGCGCTGCCAGGGCGACCGCGAAGGCGAAGTGGCGCGCGAGATTCGCGGCATGGTCCGCCACCTGGAGCGCGTGAAGGCGATCAAACCCGCAGGCCGCATTACCGTGATGTGGGACGACCTGGCCGAGCCGACCGCTACCGACCGTGCTGCCCTGGCGCAGACCATGGCGCAGACCAACCAGGCGAACGCGGGTACTGGCGACGTAGTGTACGCGGCGGACGAAATTCGCATCGCTGCGGGCCTAGAAGCCGGTGCGCCCGAGTCGCTGCTGCCTGAAGATGAGGACGTGTAATGGGTAAGCCTATTCTCCCGACCAACGAAGCGGACCCGTCTGGCCAAGCGCGCCGCGAGAAAGGCGCGATGAACGAAATGGGTAAGCGCGTGCGGCGGTGCGGGAAGGCGTACCGCGACGCCCTCTCGCAGATCCAGTTTCTGGCCGTGAACGTCGAGCGCTACGAGTTCTTGACGAGCGTCGACGCTATCGATTTGCTGCTCGCCGACCTGCAGCGGATCGTTGACGCGACGATGAACGAAGGTGGCCGCTGGCTGTTCACCGGTTACGTTCGGCCCGCGTATCAGCAGGGCACGGCGAAGGCGAATGCCAGTATCGCCAACCAGTCGAAGCTGTACGCCGACGCCCGGTCGCTTGAGCAGTTGCTGACCTCACCACCGTACCTCAAGCGGCTGTCGCTGCTCCGCGGGCGGCTGTTCGAGAAAATGGAAGGCATCACCGCAGACGTCCAGCAGACCCTGGCCTCGACGCTGACCCAGGGGCTGGCCGACGGCGTTGGGCCGCTCGAAATCTCCAAACGGATCACCGAATCGACCGGGATTGTAGAGCGCCGGGCAAACAACATCGCACGGACAGAAACAGGCGAGGCGCTGCGCGAGGGCCGGCTGTCCGAGACGGAGGACGCCAGGTCGATCGGTGTGAATGTGGGCGTCATGCACCTGAGTGCGCTCAGTCCGACAAGCCGCCAAGACCATATAGCCCGGCACGGGTGGGTAGGCGCCCCCGCCGAAGAGCGCGCGTGGTATGCAGCGCAGCCGGGGCGGAGAAATAATTGCAAATGTAGTCCTAGCGAGGTGCTACTGGACGAGAACGGTAAACCGGCGTTTCCGGACGTCGTGGAGCGCACCCGTAAGGCCCGCGAACGATGGGAGGCTAGCCGGAAAACTTAGAGCCTTTGCTACCGTTGTGTACCTGCCACAAGGGCTGTAGGTTTGAAAGGGCGTTGACGATTTTCGGATCAGTTACGCCCTCCGCCAGGAACGCACTAATAGGCTTTATGTGGTCGACTTGCCACGAGCCGTAATTACTCCAGCGCATACCCAGGGTGAAAAGGGCTTCAAGGTGGGTATGCAGTTGTTCCGAGGTGTAGCCCAGTATTTCGAAGGTGCGCTGTTCATTCTTGCCAACCTTAGTCCGGCGCAGGCAAGCCCGCATGAAACGGGTCAATCGAATGTCCAAGCGGTGCGCCAGTTTCTCTCGGTAGTACTCGCGGTTCTTTATCCGCCCGGCGGGGCTACGGCGTTTAGCGTTTGCCCTCGCCCTTTGTGCCTCAGAAAGAGGGTAGGCCGGGCGGTTTACGACCCGTTCAGACAAGCACTGTACGCACTGGCGGGTGGAAACTAGCCTAGGCCCACTGTGGCCCTTCACGCACGGGTAGCCTGATAGATAGTGGGTTTTCCCTAGCTGGCTAGCAATTTTCCGTCGCCAACCCGACCACTTCTTTTGCCTTGCGCGGGCCGGGTCCGCCATCGCGGCTTTTCTAATACGCAGGCACTCGCAGCACTGCTGGGTGCTAACCAGCCGCAGACCGGCATGGCCGTGTTTGCAAGGTAGCTCCGAATGATAGTGGGTCAGACCACTGGCCCTGGCCCTTGTTAACTCGTCACTTCGAGTCACCTTAGGCGTATATACCGCGCGTTTTCTGGCGTTACGGCAGGGCTTGCAAATCCTCCGTTTGCTTACGAACAGTTCCGACGTTTTCGTTTGGCCGCAGTCTACACAAGTTTTCAAGGTATGCCCCACGTTTTTCGACATGGGGCATTATGCACACTTTAGAGCGTTAGGGGCAAGTCCGGCGCACCCTCGAACCAGTCGCCGAAGTACTGGGCCCGGGCCGTGCCGACCACACTGGTGATCACGACCAGGTGGCTGGTGTTAGGTTTCAGCACTCGCTCACGACCGGCGGGTATCGACGACGCTTGGCGCTGCGGCGCGTTGGTCGAGCCGAAGAAATACTCGGGATCGTCGATACCCGCGCCATCCGAAGTGGTCGTTACGTCCCGAGTGACCTGCATGGTTGATGCGACGGGGTTGATCCGGTTGAAGTTGCGCACTGTCACAGGCGTGCCACCCGTTACGCCAGTGGGCCCTTCGAACAGCTGAATCGTCAGTTCCTCGCCGATGTAGTCGAACACGCGGCCTTTGAAAATGACCGGCTTCGCACCGGTGACGAACAGCAGTTTCCGTGCGCCGGCGGCACCGTTGGCGATCGGCGTAGCAGTGGGCCAGGCCATTCGGGCGTAATACTGCAGCCCATTCTTGACGTTCGCCTCGTTGTAACCCTGGCTGACCAGTGCACGAGTGCCAGCCGAAATACCCTCCGGCTCGATCGGTACGGGACTGCCGGACCGCCAGCACGTCGCGCTGTACGCCGAATACCCCGTAACGCCGGTCAGGTCGATGCGCACCCGTTCGCACGCGCCGTTGAAGCGCCATTCGTTCTTGCTGAACTGCGGCACCTCGATTTCGGACCCGGCGAACGTACGGAAAACGCGAGGGGTGCCGACCGGGCTGCCGGTAAACGAAAAGGCCAGTACCCCGCCCGCGAAGTCCGAAGACATGGTCGCGGTGAGGGTCTGGGCGTTGGGTATTACGAAACGTTGGGACATGATGGCGCGCTCCTGATGGACGCGCCGAGTGTATCAGGCGAGACGGTACGCGACGATGTCGTTATCCGGGTTGTAGTTCGGTCGGGCGTCAGGCCAGGACCAGAGGGCGCCGGCTTTCGTTTCGAACACCTCGTTTCGGTCGGTGCTGCGCGGTTCACGATAACGCACCTCTACCCTCGTACCGGCAGCGACAGGGCAGCCCTTGCCGTCGTGTTCAATCCATTGACCTTCAAGCGTCGGCATGGTGAACGGGAACGTTTTAGCTTCTACTGCATCCGGATCGATCTGGCTGAGGCGCGTTGCACAGCGCCTCAGCCTTCAACGAAGCGTACGCCACGCCGTCCAGTGCGCTGTCGTGGTGGTACTTGTCGGGGT